TTGAGACACCTCCATTTGTCTTCGTTGTTGCATATGCGATAATATCAAGTGCTTACGGACAAATCAAGCGGAAAATGTCTTCCCAATCAAACTTTTCTTTCTGGTGTATAACAGGGTCTACCTTCAGCCCTTCAAGTTTCAAGTCTACTGCATCACGGCCATGGAACAAAAAGATTTGCTCTGGCTCGTTTTTTGTTTGAAGTTTCTTTACCAAAACCCAAACGCTTGCATCTTTGTGATTAGATAACCACGCCACTTGGTGCGGACGTAAATCTACAGCTTTGCCCGCTGTAGCCTTCAACTCTACAAAATGAAAACCACCCTTTTCATCACATAACAAAACATCTGGTATGCCGGGCGTTGCCCACGTTTCAAGCCGTGTTGACGAGATCTTCCTCGAACTCTTCTTCAAAGCCGTCCGCATCTGGTTCCAAAATCCGGCCTCGCGCTTTTGCGCGGTTCTGGGTATTGCTTTCTCCTTCGGGAGTAATGTCGATAGTGACTGGGGCATAGGTTTGCTTAATCTCCTGTAATGCTTTCATCACTTCATCTTTACTCATGGAGTCGATACTGCCGTGACGAACCTCGCTTTTGCTGACATAAATGTCACCTTGTGCTTGCCCCCGTCTATACTCAGCTTGAACAGCCGCCGAAAAGGCTCCGTTCTCTAACGCCGCATCTCTAATCGTTTGTAAATCTCTGATATGGCGTCTGTAGTTGATACCAAACTTTTCATCTAGCTCATCTCGATAAGCTTTGATTGCGGCCACAACGTGAGGACAAATATGTGGGTTTGTCATTTCGTATGCCCGCGTATGTGCAGAACTTGCCGGATAACCCGCATTGATTGCGGCTTCTCTCATTGTTATCTGGCCGTCTTTCGAAACCAGTTCTTTAACAAATAGTTCTTGTTTTCTTGTAAGCGGTCTATTCTTCGTGGCCCTTGGTTGTCCAACACCACGTTTCTTTTTAACTGGAAGTGTTTTAGATTGGCTTTGTTTGGTCATGCTCATACCTAGTTAAATTGAGATAGTTTCCTTTAAAATGCACATTTCTTTATATATAGCCAGAAAAATATTTTTTATAAAAAAAATTTCTGAGGCCCCTTAACGCACTTTTGCTATTGGTTACATAAACTCTGGTTACGTTACATTTTTGTTTTCTACTTTATGTAACTGTTAAGTACCTATATATAAAAGAAAAAACACCGAAAGTTACACGGTTACACCGGTTACGGCATATTTTACAAAAAATATTTTTTTTATTTTTCTCTCTATATAATATAACCGGTGTTAAAAAAGAAACCCGCGGGCCGTGTTCCGTGACCCGCGGGCTATCAATCATTTAACTTTTTCCATCATTTGAACTTCCAAACTTTCGGCGTTTTCAAAAGAAACATGATCTATCTCTAGCTTGGTTCCTTTTTCCGTGTATTCGTCAGTCCATGCACCATCATAAATCAGGTATCCGTTCCATTGCGGCTGTTTAACCAAGAACTCAGGATCTCTAAATCCATCCAATTCAAATTTGACTGCGATCTCCCAATTTAAGTCAGGGTGATTTGTTTCAAATTTTAGATAAGTTATTTGATGTTTGTCGGTTTTGACTGTTTTTAAAATTTTTACCATTACGCGTCCTCATGATTTGCGAGGTATTCCAAATCGAACCAAGTGCCACGATCATCCAGTTCTGTAAAACCGGATTGGTAGCTCGATGTATAATTGTAAAAGGTATTTGTGTACTTTTGTTCTTTAACTGCAAAAAATTTCGCGTCTTTTGGTACACCTAACTTGTGAATTAACTTATTAGCAAGTTCACAATTTTCTTTTGCCTCTTCAAAGTTTTCGGCTTTATCGAGTTCAATCCAAATGCGTTTTGACATTTTTTCCTCCATTTATGTAGAACCACCTTTTCAGTACCCTAGCACTGACTGGTTAGTTCGTTGTCAAATAACGTGGGGCTTACCCGCCCCAATCGAAAAGTTTAGAATGTTTCACGTGAAACAATTTATCTTTTCGATATTTGATCTTACCATGGATATGCGATAATGTCAACTGCGACATAGTGTCGCACTTTTAATGTCGTTTTTAGTATGCGATAAGTCGCATACGTTGTAGACGGTTTTTTGTGAGGTGCTACAATTTTATTACATAAAATTGTTGGAGGAAAAACCGAACTC